ATACTGGCGATTACTCACCATCTTCAAGTACTGGCAATCGCTCAGCAGCTACAAATACTGGCGATTACTCAGCAGCCAAGGTATCTGGATGCGGCTCGGTCGCTATTGCGACAGGGCGAAATTCGAAATCTAAAGCAGATAATGGTGGTGCTATTGTATGCGTTTACAGGGATTACAATGGTGACCTAATGCATATCAAAGCATCTAAAGTTGGCGAAAACGGAATTAAGGCAAACACATGGTACACACTTGACGCTAATGGAGAGTTTATTGAGGCGGAAGGTGATGAATAACAAACAAGCTGAGCAAGAATTAGCGGAATTACACGAGAAAGAGCGGAGTTTAGAAAAGGCTCTTGAAATTGTGCGTGAGAAAATCCGTGAGTTAATTAATTACACAAATAAGAACAAGGTATAGAAATGACAACAGAAGATATTCTGAATGAGCGTAGAAATACGCACGGAGACTTTATTCAAGGCTCTGTTACGTTTAACGCATTAATGGAGCTTATTAATAAAAACCGCAAGAATATTGACGGCGTGCAGTATTACGCACTGACAATGATTGCTGGAAAGATTGTGCGAATTCTAAATGGTAATCCGCACGAAACTGACCACTGGAGCGATATTATCGGTTACGCAACGCTAGGCGGTCGATTGGAATTAGCTCAAGAAGTACAAGAGCCTCTGGTTGATATTTTGCCAGTGGTAAATCTTAAGCAGTAAATAAATATTTAACAAACCCAATAGGCGTTCCAAGTGAGCGCCTTTTGTTTTAATGGAGAAAGAAAATGAAAAAATTTGATTTAAAAGCCGCCTTGAATGGCGAGCCTGTAAAGCTTAGAAATGGAGATAAAGCATTTATCTTCAAAAATATTCTAGATACAACTGTTCTTGGTTATAAGCCTGATTATCCTTTGATTGGAATGGTGCAGAATCATTCTGTAGTTCAGACTTGGACGCTTGACGGGAGAATATCGATGCGCAATGACTGTGCCGATGGCGACATTGTCGGGATGTGGAAAGAACTAAAGATTAGCATTGAAGATTTGCCTAAGCCGTTTAGGCCGAAATATGGTGAGCCATTCTATTATATTGCTTGCGGTAATATCTATTGTGATTATGAATATTCGGAAAGCAGTCCATCATATAGATCTTTTTCTCAAAATGGTCAATGTTTCAGAACTGAAGAAGATGCTCAAAAATGGATTGATTTTATGAAAAGCACATTAGAATAAGGTGGAATTATGAGCGTTACAGATTGGAAAATGCAAGAAGAATGGAAGAGTGAAATTAAACAAAAGGAGCTTGAAGAGAAAGATAAGTTGAGACGTGTTCAAAAATCAGAATATTATGATTCGGTACAAAACAATCAACCATTAACACCTATTTCAACTTTAAAAGAATGGAAAAGCAAACAATACGATGAGGCTTTAAGAAAGATTGATCTTCATATTAAGGCTAATTTTATGAAAGAAAACAAGGTTGGTATTTATCAAGACTTATTGCCTGATAATGTAAGAATTGATGATAAAGCATTACACGAAAGAATTAAAAAACAAGGCTATGAATTAAAAATCAACTATGGATTAATGGGTGAAGTTGATTGTTTAGTGGTTAGTGGGTGGTAGTATGTGTAAGTGGATTAAATGTAGCGAGCGAATGCCTCCATTCGTTGGCGAGCAATCTAAACCAGTATTGGTATGGGGCGATGGATATGATGAGCCTGAGATTGGAATTTTTCATGAATATGATGGATGGGATGCTTGGGGGGTTACACATTGGAGACCACTCCCGTCTTTTTTAGATGATGAAATGATCCAAGATATTATTAGTAAATTAAAGGCATTACAATCAAATACTAATATAGAGGCAGCGCATAACCAAGCGGATAAAATCCTATGCGATCTATTGAATTCGCTAGGTTATGATGATGTAGTCAAGGAATTTGAAAACTTAGAAAAATGGTATGCGTGAGGAATTTATGAAAGAAAAAGAATTAATTGGGAAAATTGAACAATGGGCGGAAGATAGAAATCTTATTTTAGGTTCTACTCCACAAAAACAATTTATCAAGCTAATGGAGGAATTTGGCGAACTTTGCGGGGGGATTTCTCGAAATAACCATGAAATGATTAAAGATGCTATCGGCGATTGTTTCGTTGTGCTAACAATAATCAACAAGCAAGTTGGGAATAAATCAGAAAAGATGGATGTATTCACTCTTGGCGACTACGAAGAAAGCTTTGCTGAACACATATTCAATTTATATGAATACGCTGATTTAGGATTTGAGTCGCCGCTTAGTGTGGTATCTAGCTTGCAATGCATTGCGAAGAAGAATGGGCTTATCTTTAGAGACTGCATACAACACGCTTACGAGCAGATAAAAAACCGTAAAGGGAAAATGATTGACGGAGTTTTCGTTAAGGAAGAAGATTTATAGAATTGATTTACATTGACACCGCCCCCACTTCGGATTAAGATAACCCCAATTCCAAGCTGTCTTTTGACGGCTTTTTTTGTATCTAAATCCAGGAGCGCTTATGGTAGCTGAAACACATTACACGATAGACAAAAATATGAAACTACTCATTGAAATCGATAATAGCGAACCATTACAACTCTCTACTTTTTGCCAAAGTATGGAAGGCATCGCAGCAGAATATCGCCAATTTATCCAAGATAATAAAATTGACATAGAGCCTTGTGAACAGCACATCTATGTTGAAAAAATAACGCAAGGATGTTTTCTTGTTGAGCTTGCCGCATTAGTTTCAAGCACCTATCCCCTCATAGAACAAGCAAATGCCATTTTAGAATTTGGAGGACATCTCAAAATGATTTTTGATTGGGCAATGAATAAAGGAGAAAGACCTGAACGACTCACACCGGCAATGTTAAAAAATGCGAGTAATATTCTCGAGCCGATTGCAATCGATCCGAAAGCACAGTTCAATCTTCAAGTAACGGATAATAAGGGGGATGTTCATATCTACCTACACGGTGACAATGCTTTAGCAGGATTAGCTCAAAACAATATTAATCGAGAACTAAGACTACTGAAAGAGCGTGACGATAACACCTTACACAATACTCCGCTATATTGGTCATCAACTGCTGATGCACAAAGTAAAGCACAAGATCGGGCTATTATCCCTGCAGTATCTAGCAAACCTGTAAGAGTAAAATTTGAAGATAAAACCCTCAAAGAAAAGATGATCTTAAATGAAGAATACCCTTATCATAAGATTTTCTTAGTGGATGTATTGGTTGAATACATTGATGAAGAACCGGTAATTTACAAAATCCTAAGACTAAACAGCTCAATGAATAAAATCTAATTGACAGCTGTAAAAAACTAAAATACTATTCGCCTCAAGGTGTCGAAACCTAAAACTCAAGGCGGATAGTTCACTAATCGCCACAAGGCGATTTTTTTATATCCGTAATCCTGACTATGTCGGGAGGGCGACTAATACAATACCTTCGGGAAATAAGTCCAGCCCTTTCCTTGAGTGGGTTTTCGAACCTCCCGACGCCACTGTCGAAAGTGGCTTGTTTTAAACAAATACTCAAGGATTACAAAATGTCAAATCTTACAATTTTCAATTTTGAAAACACTCCTGTTCAAACCATTGTAGAAAACAATGAAATCTTTTTTAGAGCAACTCAGCTTGCAGAATTGTTGCAATATAAAAATCCACATGACGCATTAAGAAAACACGTTGATTCTGACGACCTAGCAAAACGCGAGATCGTGAATACTATCAATAAACGTGCTCAAGTTCTCTTCGTGAATGAAAGCGGAATGTATTCATTAGTCTTGAGTTCAAAATTAGAGCAAGCTAAAAAAGTAAAACGCTGGGTCACTTCTGAAGTGTTACCGGCAATTAGAAAAACAGGAAAATATCAACTTCAACCGAAACAACTTGCGCTACCTGAGCCTGAAAAGAAATTCACCTTTGAATTTACTGAGTATGAACTGCAAACCGTAGCTTGGGCGTGCTTCGCATTCCGACGCAACAACAACCTACTGCACGAGCTTTACAGCCCACTTGCTGCCATCGGTTCAAAATTCGCCGTAGAAGCAAGAGATAATGCTGTTGAATATCGCAACACACTACGTCGCTTCAACGAAATAGTGAAACGTATCACCGTCGACATTGAAGCAGATCCAGAAACAAACTGGCGAGTACTGAAGCATATCCGCAGCTTTAACGAAAAAATCTTCGGTAAAGTCGAAACCACCATCTAAAACACCACAAAATCCGACCGCACTTTTTTTTAAGCCTGCGGCGGATTCTCACACCTAAAATCCGACAAAAGGAACAGAAAATGAACAAATTAATCATTACGCTC